TATGCTGCTTATGCTGCTGCTGCTGATGCTGCTGCTGCTGCTGATGCTGCTGATGCTGCTGCTGCTGCTGATGCTGCTGATGCTGATGCTGATGCTGATGCTGATGCTGCTGCTGCTTATGCTGCTGCTGCTTATGCTGCTTATGCTGCTGCTGACGCTGCTTATGACGCTGCCAAAAAAGAAAAATGGAAAGAAATAGAACAGATATTTGTTGAAGAGTGTTTAAATTAAAGTTTACTAACAAAAAAAGGAGAAACAATATGTTTTTTAACGCAGAAGAAGAAAATAAGAAAAATCCAAGTGAATATGATCCAATTCCTGCCGGATGGTATTATGCAAGCATTGAGGGTGTTGAGCTGAAAACCACTAAAGCCGGAGACGGTCAATTTATTGCTGTTACTTTTTCATTGATTGGAAAGCAAGAGGGTCGTAAATTATGGCACAATTATAACATTTCAAATCCTAATGAGATGGCTGAAAAAATTGGTCGTGGTGAGCTTGCACGTCTTTGTATTGCTGTTGGAAAAGTTCAGTTATCAGCACCAGAAGATTTGCTTAATTCATTTGTTGATATCAAAGTAACAATTAAGCCTGATAATCGTGATAAAGACGTTATGCGTAACTTTATAACTCAATATGCGGAAGGAGATAAGAACAGCGCTAAAGAACTAGCCAAGCCTGTTACTGATTCCGCTCTACCTTTTTAGTGTTTAGCGAAGAAATAAAAAAATTACTCGATTCAGAAGATAAGAAATTCATAAACCTTAAATTGTCAAAACATATGATTAAACACAGGTCGTTTATTGCAAAAAACTACGAGCTTATCTTCTGGAAAGAGTATGAAAAAGAAATTTTTGAACATAAAAAAAGAAATGCAGGGGCTAGGGCTGCTAATTCTTATTTAAGAGATTTAAAGGTTAGGACTCATTATGATAGAGTTACGTGATTATCAGAAAGAAGCTATTAATTCAACATATCAATATATAAATGACGGCAAAGGGAACCCAGTTATTAGTGCTGCTTGTGGTGCTGGAAAATCGATAATCCAAGCAAAAATAGCTAGTGACGTTAGATCAAAAGGAAAAAGATTTTTAATGCTTGTTCATACTAAAGAATTAGTGGAACAAAATGCAAATAAAATAAAAGCATTATTGCCAGATGAAAAAATTGGTATATGTTGCAGTGGAATAACATCAAAAAAAAGCGCTAAAGAAAATATAGTTTGTGCTAGCCCACAAACTTTTGTCAATATGATTGGCAAGATTGAGGAGGGGTTTGATGTTTTGACTATTGATGAATGCTTTAGTGGAGACACCGAAATTCTTACAGAAAAAGGTTTTGTAAGATTTGACAAACTTAAAAATGAAAAAGTAGCACAAGTTACAAAAGATGATCAGTTTATAGATTTTGTAAACTACACTAGGAAAATTGAAAAAACACCTGAATCAGACGTTTACCATATCAGAAGTGATAAAGGAGTGGATTTAATATTAACTGCTGGTCATGAGATGCTACTACATAATAAAAGAGCTGGTGAATGGGTTAAGAAGAAGCTAGAAGAATCTAATTTTAATCCACATTGGCAGGTTGCTAAAAGTGGTTTCTCATCTCACGCACGAAACACGCTTACTCCGTTTGAAAAGCTAGCAATTGCTTTTCAAGCTGATGGTACTAGACACTGTGAAAGCAGGATTTATTTTTCATTTTCTAAACAAATAAAAATAGATTATTTCCTAAAATTAATGGAAGAGTTAGGGTGCCAGTATGAAGAAATATCACCGTGTTCTAAATCAAGTGAAAAAGTAAAAGACAAACGAAGATTCTCTGTTGTTAATTTTGGTTTAACTAAAGACATTCCAAGTTACTTTAATATAAATGAATTAAGTGTAAATAAAGCCATCGAGATAATAGAATACATGAATATTTGGGATGGTCACATTGCATCTAAAAATTGTTATTTATACACAAACACTGACAAGAAGTCAGTTGATTTCTATCAAGCAGTTTGTTGCTTATGTGGATATTCAACAAAAATGGTTAGGGCTGTTGATAAAAGAAGCGATAAATTTAATGACGTTTTTAGGCTATTCATAACTAAGAAGCAAATGGCATCAACACAGAGTTGGAAGAAAGAGAAAATAGAATTTAAAGATAAAGTATATTGCGTTGAAGTTCCCAAAGGAAATATCGTTGTTAGAAGAAAAGGAATGACTCTTGTTGTTGGAAATTGCCACCGTATACCTTTCAAAAAAGAATCAGTTTATCAAAAAATAATCTCATTTTTGAAACTATTAAATCCAAATATGATAATTATCGGCATGTCTGGTACTCCCTTTAGGGAAGATGGCACAGTATATGACACGCAAGGTAGCATATTTAGCGGATTATCCTATGACATAGGTATAAAAGAATTATTACAGAAGAATTACCTATGTCCTGTTATAAGCAGGGGCGGTGTACAAAAAATAGATTTATCATCAGTTAAAAAACTAGGTGGAGAATACAATCAGTCTGATCTTGCTCGTGCTGCAGACGTTGATACACTAAATGAATCTGTTGTGAATGACATAATTGAAAATGGTTATGATAGAAATTGCTGGTTAGTTTTTTGCAGCGGAATACAGCATGGGGAGCATTTAAAAGAAAAATTTATTTTAAAAGGGATAATTGCAGAGGTTATAACTAATAATACTTCAAAGCAAGAAAGAGAAAACATAATTGATAAGTTCAAGAAAGGTGAGATAAAATGCTTAATTAATAATTCAATATTGAATACAGGATTTGACCACCCTCCTATAGATTTAGTTGCTTTCGTCCGTGCTACATTATCAACAAGCTTGTTTATACAATCAGTATCACGAGGAATTAGAAAACATAGCAGTAAAGAGAACTGCTTGCTATTAGACTATGGAAACAATATAGAAACACATGGTTTCATAGATGAACCTACGCCAAAAATAAAAAAGAAAGGTGATAAAAGAGAACCGGTAACAAGAGAATGCCCTAAGTGCCACTTAATATTACCAGTGCAATCTAGGGTATGTGAATGCGGTTATGAATTTCCAATTGCAGAAACAGTTGCAACGTATCAGTCATATTCTTATGACGGTGCTGTGACAAGTGATCAAGTTAAGCCTATAGGAAAGTATGTTAAAAGTATTATGTGTAAACGCCACAAAAAAAAGAACTCAATTGATAGTGTAAAAATAACATACTTATTTGAAGATTTAAGCAGTGCTGACGAGTATTTATGCCTTGATCATGGCGGTTACGCATCAATTAAGGCGAAAAGTCGTGTAAAAGAAATGGGAGGAATTTCTGATAGTGTTAGTTCAGCTTTAGATGAATGGATTAGTTGGTCAAAACCAACTAAGGCAATATTATCATTTGATCAAAAATATAAGCGTTATAAAATTGATAGATTATTTTTTAATTAAAAGTAAAGGAGGTACATTTGAAAAACTCACCACTTGAATCGGCTGAACAAAAAGGGTTTATTGATTGGCTAAGAAATAAACACCCACATTTAATATCATTTTCAATTCCAAACGGTGCAACAATGACTAAAAGAGAAGCAATGAAGATGAAGAACGAGGGGCTTCTTGAGGGAGTTCTAGATATTTGTGTAATGTTGCCTTTTGGTAAAAGTGTTTTCATAGAAATGAAAAGAGTAAGACCAAAAGGGAGATTGTCTGATGTTCAAAAAGATTTTATAAAAAAGGCAAATGATTTAGGTCATGACACTATAGTTGCATGGGGTGCTGAAGATGCAAGTATAAAGTTTTTAAGATATTTGGAGGACAATTCTTTTTAATTATTTTTCTTTTTTAAGCTTATTAATATAAATCCAAGCAGTATCAAGACTTTTTTGTACTTCTGAAACCAAAACAGTTAACTTTCCTATTTGATCTGGTTTATTAGATACATATTCCGAATAGTAAGTAAAGAATGCTAATAATAATGATATTATTGCTCCTATGGTAATAACTGTCTTTTTCATGCCAGAAACCTCTATTAATTGCTTCTCAAGATCATTAACTTTATTTTTAACTCTATCTAACTCTTCTTTTAATTCAGAGCTATCTGATATTATTTTCATTCTTTCAATTTCTATTTTTATTTTTTGTATATCTTTCTTTAATTCACTGTTGAATATATCCATAAAAATACCTATATCGCGCAATACATAGCATAAAAACAAAGCATTGACTAATTATTATTGGTATTTTATACTCATATAGTGTTATATACAAATAAAGGAATAATGATGGCTATTAATATGTTGAAAAACAGTGTACGATTCAAGGCAAGTCCGATGAAGCAGGTTACACTAAAAAATGGAACAAAAGAAGATCAAAAAGAAAAAGTGGTTTCCAAAAAAACCTCACCAAAGAAAGTTAAGAAATAGTCCATTCCTTTTCAGTTAAATTAACTTTGGACTCAACTTCAAAGGCATTGCAGTACAAAGAGTTAGTTTCATAATCGTATCTGTGATTTAAGCTAAGACAGAAAAAGTCTCTATACAAATCTAGCAAATCTAGCTTTTTACTTTTGTAGATATCAATAAGCATTGATTCAGCTTCTTCCTTGCTGTTGATGTCTTTAAACGCGTTTTTAACAGCAACAGCACCCATTCCTTTGATTCCTTTGATTCCATCTGCCGCATCACCTTGCATAGCTTGCTTATACCAAAACATTTCATCTTTTTTACATGACTCCAGTGTCATTGGGTTCAAAACATCATCTAATGTATTAAAATCTTTATCAATACTTACAATTTCAGCAAGTAAACCTCTATCTTTAATTCCTTTGAAAGCATATGAAATAGCATCATCAGTCTCATTATAATATTCACATTGCTGAACTTCATTTGAGTTATAAAATTTCTCAATCAATAAATTCAACCCGACAGGTGGTCGCAAATTTGACCTGTTTGCTTTATATTCAGGATTAATTATTTTACGAAAATTGAAACGATTATCTAAATTTATATTATTTCCAAAAAGCAACAATTTAATATTTTCACCATTCAAAGGCTCAAGAATATCAGTCATATTTTGCATTCCCTTTTCTAAGTTAAATGCATCAATGAAATATCCTTTTTGAATCTCTATTGTTTCTAGCCCACGTGCTGCACTTTTATAAAGCAAGCTATCTATATCTACTAGTCTATACTTAATCATTTAAATACTCCTTAACAAATGGCACACATAAACGCTTACACTCTTTTTCAAAAATCTTATCGTACTTGTTATTAGAGAAAAATATTACCTCATCATATTCTTGCATTTCTTCTAATGCATCAGCATGAAAATCATATAATAAGCTGCCAAAGTCTTTTTTAAAATAAGTCTTTTTACTTGTAACGTTTTGTAGTCTGTTGTTAGTGACATATTTACTAAATTTTTCTACTGCATCAATTACACTCTTAGGAATTTCTTTTTTCTCTTCGCTACTTAGCCCTAGACTTTTACGCTTCTCAGACCATTTTTTAGATTTTTTCTTGATTAAGAAACTTTCACTGTTGTAATAAAAATAAGTATCCATTAGCGGATAAATGACTATACCTTCCATAATATTGCCTTTAATATCATTAACTTGATTATAAGTTGCAAAACTACTCTCAATATCTACATCCATTTCCAATGCTTCATATAATTTCATTTTTTTAGTATCCAATACTAGAAAATGATCATATAATAACTCCCAATTTTCTAAATGAGACCACTTTTTCACTCCATCAAAATATAAATCAAAAGCAACAAAAGATGGCGTTAATAGTTTAAGTGGCACATAAACAGGATTAGCTTGCACCCTATTACCATAAAGCTCACCAAAAACAGTTACTGTTGTGTATAAATAATTCAGATTGGAAACAAAGCTACGCATTCTACTTTCCAATACTTCTTTGATAGAATTTACATTATAGAAGTTATCACCACTAATGATCTTACTACGGGACGCGAATTGCACTTCATCAATTTCTCTGTTATATATGATTGAAAAATTAGCACCATGTATTTTTTCAGACACTAAAACTAACTGATCTTTGTCTAATTCATCAATGTACTTACTGTCATAGTTGAATATTTTTTTATATCTAGTAAAAATGTTATTTATCCTTTTATATTTAAAACTGCTTTTAATTTATGCTTTATTTTAACCAAATCTTTTTGAGCATTCATAACAGCGTTCATATCTTTATATGCGTTTGGACTCTCATCGATAATTCCTTCGTCTAGTCTACATTCAACGCCTTTCATGGATTCTGCATGCTCCATAAGTGTTATTTGTTTTCTAGCCTCATTCCTACTCATTTTTCTACCTGCTCCATGTGAGCACGAGCAAAAAGACATTTTATTACCAAGACCTTCAACTATGTAAGAAGTTTGCCCCATAGCATTAGGTATGATTGCTGTGTCACCTACTCTGGCTCTAACAGCGCCTTTTCTCGCAACATAAACATTCTTGTTGAAGTGATTCTCTTTCTCTATATAGTTGTGATGACAATCTATAACAATATCATTGAAGTCTTTAAAAACATCAGTGATAAAGTATGTTTTAAAGCAACTCACTATTAAATTAAGAATAACAGCTCTGTTAAGCTTAGCGTATTGCTGAGCAAAGCTAACAGAATATATATAGTCATTGAAGTGCTTAGATTCTTCAACCAGATAAGATAAATCAATATCAGGTATATACTTATCAATGTAATATCTCTGCATTTCTTCTTTCGCTTTATCAATGTAATATCTTCCAATACGATTACCAACACCCCTAGAACCTGTGTGCAACATTATCCAAATCTGGTCATTTTCATCTAAGCATATCTCTATAAAATGATTTCCACCACCTAATGTTCCAAGCTGCCTGTATAATTCTTTATGTTCAGCAAAGCCATTTGATAATTCAACAACGTAATCATACATTGATTGTAAATATAATACTTCTTTCTCGAACTTTCTTAGGTGATCCTCATCTTTGTGGACACCAAATCCAACTGGAACGACACTCTCAATATCCATTCTCATTTGATGAAGATCATCTGGAAAATACTTAGCGTCTACGCCAGTGTTTAATGCCAACATTCCGCAACCTATATCAACTCCTATTGTAGCAGGTACCACTGCTTTTATAGTTGGAATTACAGTTCCAACAGTAGACCCTTTTCCATAGTGGCAATCTGGCATTACAGCTACATGTTTGTGTATAAATGGCAAACTTGATGTTCTATTAACTTGTTCAATAGTCAAGTCATCAACATCAACACCATTTGTGAAAAATATCGATCTATCGTTATATCTAGTAAACATATCATTATTTCATTTTGTTTTTCAAACACCCACAACTTTTCGTATGGTTTCTTCTTATATCGCTCTCACGAGCTATAAATATGTTGCCACATAAACACATAACATTCAACATTTTTCTACGTCTTTTTTGACTTTCTTGGTTATTGACACCTAAAACACTAATTGATTTACATCCCCATTGTTTTATTCTTATTCTTGTTTTCAATAATTCTTTATTGCAATCCATGTCTATTATTTTATTTCGTGAATCTACAGCCCACCAAGTTTTTTGATTAGTAGTAAATATATTTATCATTTTGCTATTTCTGCACCCCGCAGCCTTTGAAATGGATATAAAACTCTATTATACTCTGATAAATCAGGAGCGTGCACTGCTTTTATCAAGATTCCATTTATATATTCTTTGTCAGTCTGATATTTTTCTGGCAATATTTTAACATTTGTTTGAATTACTTCTTGATTTTTTATCAAACCAATAGAGCTTCTTGCGCTTTTTAGTGTCACATATAACCTTATCGTGTTGTAGTAAGGGTATCTTATCATCTTATAACTATCATCTAAATATATTACTGGTATGCCATTATACTTTGACATATCAACAATAGTGCCAGTTATGTACCCAATACGACCAGAATAAGCATCCCATGCGTTGAAAACATTGCTATTTAGATCAGAAGTAATTTTTATATCAACGATATTAAATTCTACAATTGAAACATCTGAATTAGAAACAATCTTATTTATTTCATTTTCCGTTAAGTATGAACTTTTATTGGTTTTTATAATGAAATATAAAAATAATGATACAATAATTAGTGATAAAATAATTGAAATTATTATATATCTTATTTTCATACAATATTCTCTATATTAAACAATTATGAATATTGTACATTATTTAAGATGCAAATCTAATGATAAATTATTTCTTTATCTTTTATTTGTTCTATACATATTTGATCTAGTAAATTAATAACTATTTCATATAATGCTTCTGCATCACTTAAACATTTTTCAATGTGTTCTTCAGAAACTCCTTTATTAGCAATAAGAGCTGATTTGGTTAAAGAATTTCGACAGTCTATCAAAAACTTATTCTTCACATATTCAGTAGATGCTTCCCTTATAATCCACATTTTAACTTGTTTTAAAAGCTCAGAAATGATTGTGTATTCAAACATATTTATGCCTCCTATCAACTGTGTAGATTTTTGACTTTTTATATGATCTATTCTTATTTGTTATCATTCTTCTTTGAGGCCTCAATGCATGGTGCATAAGGTATAATCTCGTTCTTTCATTCATTTTTATAGACCTCATATATGGTAATTGGTCTTGGGTTATTATTTTTTTATTTGAAGTGAATAAATCTATAAGTTGAATCATTTTATCTTACCATCCAACTGCAACTGCATTATTTTCATTGAAACTTTAAATGCATATTTATTCTGATCTTCTCCAATGTAAGGGCGTGGAATTTGCAACATATCTGATAACATATAAACATCTTCCAATCCATGATAGTTGCCAGCTCTCTCTAATGCTACCATTAATTCATCTTTGTCAATCATATCGTCCTCTTAATACTTTCTCTAATTGATTTTTCAAATATTCATTTTGTTTTGTTATAGTTTCAAGATGATCTGAACAATTGATTAAAATGTTTTCGCTTAGAATTAATAGGTCTTCTTTGAATTTATCTTCTTTTAACTCAATCTTAAGACTTATGGGGAAAGTCTCTAGTGAATTTTTAATATTGAAGGATATTCTTGGATTCAAAGCTTCATCTGCATATTTTCTAAAAATTATACTGTATATTTTACCATATCCTAGTTGCTCTTCTACTTCATAATATGTTTGTTTTATAAGAGATCCTTTAATTTTTTCTAATCCAGCCACACCTTTCAAGTCGACTCCAAAAAAGCTGTATTTAAAAAAATCATCATACAATGCCAAACAATAATCACTATTACTTGAATCATAAACCTCGAAATCAATAAATAAGAAATATTAAAATATTTCTATAAAATCTTCCTCAAACATAAAGTAACATAATTCACCACGATTAACAGAGGAGATAATATTTATATATTTGTCCATGTTTTTTAAAAATTTATTGTTATTCATATTATTACTTGCATATCTTGTAAATTTCATTTCTTCTCCTTTTTTTATAAATATTTATTAATTTTTTTTATTGCTTTTTTGGTACTTACTTTTCCACTCATAAATATGTTTATCTCTTCCCCTTCAATTGTTAGCCTGAAGTGATAATTGTCTACATTAATTAACTTAAAGCTAAATTCAATGTTTGAACATATTAGCTAATATAGCTTCACCCTAACTAAAGATAAGTTGCGATCATACAACCTCTTTTTCTCAGCGTTTTTACTGTAAAAAATAGTTTCAGCATGAAGTAGTGTATGCAACAATTCTCTATTAAATTCAACTAATTGCATATACTCTTCTCTACAAGTTTCAGCATACATAGAGACAATTTTGTAATGATGTTTTTTAGGAACATATTTTCTAAATACCCATTCTTTAATAAATTTAATCATAAACTACCATAATACCTCATCTTCATTAAGATTATCTATACTTAAGTCTAAATCACCATGACATCCTAGATGAATGTCTAAACATTCCTCTTTCTCAATCAAACCCCATTTAACTAAGTGACATATAAAAGAGTTTTTTTCGCTTGCATTTCCCCATATATCTGAGCCATATTCTCTATAATTTTTATTTCTTAAAATATAGTCCTCTTTCAGTTTATCTATGTCAAAATCTTTTTTACATCTATAAAGACCAACATTATGTAAATCATCATATGAGTCAGCATTAAATAAAATTAACTTACCTTTTTCGATATAATTTGTTTTAGATTTCATCTGCAATATCTCTTATTTGACGTAATGAAGTTTCTTGTACTAATTTACCGTTTTCATACACAACTTCCAACAGCCCTTCACTTTCCTCTTTAACAGTGCAGTTATCGTTAACTTTAATATTGTCACCACTTCTATAAACTTTTAATAATCCTTTTAGAGATTTTTTGCCATTATCGGTCTTAGGGTCTTTGTAGATAGCTTCCCATTTATTGTTCTTGTAAACAGCAGTTGCTTTAACAGCGGTGCCATGGGTATCTCTAGTTACATATTGATACGTATAAGAACCTATGCCTAACACTATGTTTGAACTAGCAAATCCTTTTCTTTCTAACTTATCCAATATCTGCTCTTGTCTTTCTAATGTTATACTATCACCGTATATGGCACCGATTTTGTCATTTAAAACCTTATAGCCTTTTGAGTTTATGGTTCCGCCAAAAATATCCCACAAGCACTCAATTAAACCTTTATCCTCTGGCATTTCTCTTAAAGGTGATTTACCACAAATAATATCTACTGGGTCTCCTGAGTCAGGACGTATAACAACTTTACCATCGCGAGCCATTATATCTTTTTTTAACTGAGGTAAAAACTCATTAACTACTTTCCAAAAATCCCAAGTATCACTAACAATACTTAAAACCCCCACTGGAGATACTTCGTTCATTAGATATTTAAAAAACTCAATTTCCCCTTCATTCTGCCAAGAACATGTTACCGAGTGTTCTGTCGCATTAACTGAACACCCTATAAGTTCTTTTGATGAGTCTGCGTTGTAATAATCTTCAGCAAATCTTACTGCGGGTATTGTGTCAGTACCGACAAATCCTGAACATAAATGAGCGAACCCAGACATAGCAGCTGCTTCTAACCCAAACATTCCCCTAAAACTGAAATCGTGCCCTTGAAACTTAACGTGGTCATCGTTATCACATGTTTTTTGTGAGTATTCCATAAACTTATCATAATACGCTTTTGCCGTTGTAGCTGAGGTTGAAATCGCCCATATATAAGAAGACAATACTGTTTCTACCATGTTTGTAAGCCATTGGAAACCTTCGACAGTATTAACTATCGTAAAGCAAGGTACTTGATATGGAACTAAGGTACCTTCTGGTAATGCTTTTATTTTTAACGGCAGATAACCTAAATCGTACAAGTTACTTAAATAATCAACATTTACGTCATGCCCTAGCATATTCGATAGTAATTCTTTATGGTTTTTCATGGCTACATCTTTTGATACTTTGAAAAAAGTTTCATTCCATGTTTTAATTAAATATTCTTTGATGAAATATTGTAATCCAAGAAATACAACACCTTTAGAATCCTTTATGTTAGAAAGTTTACTGCTTCTATTTGTGTAATTTGAATAGACTTTTTTAACATCTGGGTGATATGCATGCACATGAAATTCTTTGTATACATCTTTTTGTAACGTGGCTTGTATCATTTTCATAATTTTATTACCTCTATATATTTATTTGATTCACCTGAATAATAACTATCTGTCGTATAAATTTTATCAATATATGGTTTTAGTGCGTCTAAACCTTTCGTAAATATTCCGTGAGTCACAACTAACTCCACCGATTTAGCGTCATATAATTCTTTAGTCTTAGCCAACTTAGCTAGTTCTATGAACGTTCTTCCACCATCACAAATATCATCTATTATAACTACATTCTTATTTGTAACATTACCGTGTATAGTAACTCTTGAAATTTCTCCTGTTTTTAAATCACGATGTTTGAACCCAGTGGCTACTGAGTTTTTTGCATTAAACTTTAAAGCTAGTTCATTTACTTCTTTGTACGCACCGACATCTGGTGACAGGACTATAGTGTCCGTTGAACCTACTTTTTCTGACAGTAAGTCAAAAAATATTCTGTTTTTACCTATAGTTTTAGCGTTATTTATCAATAATGGAGCTACATTGCTATGAGGGTCATATATGTTAACTTCGTCAAAATTCATTGAGTTGACCATACCGGCAACGACATTTAAACTAAAACATTCTCCAGCCGAGCAAACTCTGTCTTGACGCATATACGGTAAGTATATTAAGTCTAAAATATATTCAAACTTACATGGTGAGGCAGAACCTAATGCATCTTTAATCAACATTAGCTCAAATAAATCTTTCTCGTCTTTTAACCTTGCTCTGAAATGTATCATTTTGAGTTCTGTTATTATTTTTTGATCTTTTATTTCTATTTTTATTTCACCAGATGGGAATTTTACTTTATTGTATTCTATGTTATAAGTTTTTATTAAATCTTTATTTATATATGGTATTGCCGTCAATTCAATTGTTTTCATAATTATTCACCCTTGTTATATTTTCTATTAACAATTCTTAGCATAGCTCTCCCATCTCCACATACCCACTTCACCACAACCCCCCATCTCACACTCTCTGACCACACTCATTATTTCCTCTTCATCATACTTATCGCATATATGCTCCATTAACACCTCCCCCACACTCTCTCTCACTCTCTTGTCAACATTATCGCACAATATGACTTCTTTTATAGCCTCATTCATTTTTTTGTAGTTTAGGTTATAATTTCTGTCATAGAATTGAACTGTTGTTTTTTCGATCACTTCTTGTATCAACCATTTATCTTGATCTTTCCACACCATATTTTCCTTTTGTTTTCTTGTTATGTTCATTATACCCTATCAACAACACTTGTCAACAGTTAATTCCATTTTTTATTAAACTTTTTATTTTAATTGCTGATACAGAAATTTATAAGCAGCATTGCTAATGCTTTCTTTTACCATCTGCTTTCTATCTTCCCATTCTTTCAACTCGCGCTCATCAATTCTATTGATCAAAGCCACTGCTTTGCTTATATTGACTTTTTTAGCCCTCATCATAGTGGCAAGCCTGTTGCTTTTATGGCGAGGATATAAAGCACGTGACAAGTCAAACAAGCTAGCATATACTTTGCCTTTGTATTTAACACTATAATCATTTTTACCCAATCTACCATTCATCAATATTAATCTTTCAATATCATTTATTTTGCGATAGTTGATAACAAAAGTAGAGTAAGATGGATAGCTGTCATTTTTAAATTTATCGTATACATCACGTAAGCTTGAGTATTCAACACCCATTATTTTTATCATGTCAAAATCCTTTTTATTTTTCTGTATGTATAGCACAAACAATAGCAATCATGTCACCGCATTCAATCCTTAGATTTTTGTCACACACATACATTTTTATTTCACTATTCATCAAGCTAATCGCATCGTTGATATAGCTAGCATCAAAATACATGCCCCCAACAATAGCGATTCTTTTATGATCTAGCCATTCATATTCAATATGACAACTTTCTAAACGCCAAGGCAATTCAAGTAGTTTTTTATGATCCGGATATTTGACTGCAAATTGCACATACCCCATATATCCTTTATCTATATTTGCATCTTTAAGAATATGCATCCTATGGCCATCACTTGCAACCAAATCGCAACCATCGCTATGAATATGCTTCAAGAAAAAACGCACAGTTTGTTTGGCTTTAGCTAATCCAACCCATTCAATTGCTGTTTTTGGCTGCACCTGTGTAGGTTGCAAGTATTTAATAGCATGCATCAATGCAATATCTTTATCTTTTCCAGTTACTAATGCATCAATGCAAATATTGATCACATCTTGTTTTTTATTCTTATTTATCTCTTCAAAACTTTTCATAATACAACATTTTAAAATTTAATAAGGATTTTTAATAACATCTGCTGCATGGTTTAGCATCGTAATGCAAGATAGCAAGATAACTACAGCAACACCCATACAAATCCAAAAAACTTTATTATTCTTCATAAAACAAACACCATAATAATTACACCCCACACTACTGCACCAATAATCCAACCTATTGCACGATATTTCAATGCATCATCATCAACCTTATATTTATAAGGTTTCTTCACTTTCTAAAACCTCGTTCCATTCTTTAAAAAAGCAACTAATGCTAATCAAAAACATTATAAAAAATATTATGTAAATCATTCTCAATGCTCCATTTTATTTGTTTTATAAATTTATTGTTATATCCTCATCAGCCTCATAATATCGTCCTTCATATACAATCATCGAACCTTTTCTTTTCATCACACCACAAACAATAGCATTTAAACGCGATACTGTTGTATTTGTAGCCCAATTACAGCAATTCATCGTCAAAGTTCTTTGACCAAAATTACTAACGTGCATCGTAGCAATGCAGTTATCATGCAAAAATAATTTTACCCAAATACAATTTTCTTCAATTTCCACTTTAATTTCAGTGTTGCCACTCTTCATTTTAACAGCATCAAAAAAACAATCTTTAACTAATTGATTAATCTTTCTCATTTTATTTGTTCTCCATTTTGTAATTATTTAAGTAAATGTGTATTTATTCTTTTTTGATCAGTTTTAGATATATTAATTTGGTTATCATATTTTACTGGTAGAAAACCAAAAAAAATAAATAAATTCACAATCTTATTATCTTTGTTAAGTATTATATAGCGTCTACTACTATTAGGTTGTTGACCGCTAATGTATGCTAATATTTTCCCACCTGATAACTTTATACAGTGTATGTTTTCAATATGCATTTTATTTACTCCATCTCTAAATTGTCTAACTTTTCTACTAACTCAGATATTCTTGCTTCGCTTGGTCTCATATCCAACTCATCAATAGCAGATTGCAACTCTTCAATTTTTTTAATTTTCAACTCTTCGTATTTCTCTTCAACATCAGCACGTAAAGCCCAAAATGCATATGCTTGCTTTAACTCGTCTAAATCATCAGTGGCATAGATTAAACCACAATCCACGCCGTAATCTGCATTACTACTATGATCAATTACATAATCATGGTGCATGTTGTAAATAATATATTCGCAGCTATCAACAATTTCGTCTAATGTTTCATAATAACCATCCATAACGTTGCTCAAAACTTCTTCAGCTAGCATCTTGACTGTTGCAGTGTATTCTTCATAAGTCATTTTTTTATTTCCTCTTGTTTGTTATCTGTGATCAGTATACAACACCCAATTTATTAGTCAACACTTTTTTTAAACTTTTTTAAATTTAAATAAAACTTGGCATAAATTGTATTTTATTGTTGACATCAATAAAATTTATGTTATTACGTGCGTACGTTCAAATAATAGTCATTATGATATTAATGTAGTCATGCCCAATTTTGGGTGTGAGTTTCAGTGGTTTGGGGCTACCCTCTCTCTCAGATTTTTTTTATTTTCATCGTTTTCAAAGCACTATCGTTAAACAGCCCATAAATCACCTTCACGAGGACTTTTATTTAAACGTGATACATTTTATGTTTTTCAAAAGAAAACTCAATGTACCCCATTCAAAAGCTCATTAATGACTATTTATTTAAAAACTCAATGACTATTATGCTGCAAATTGATAAAAACAAACATGCTGCAATTTTGGTTGTGTCATAGATAAAAAATTTTTTCATCACTTTTCACACGTAAAAGCGTTATGCAAAATGATATATTATATATACACTAGACAAATGTATAAAAAATGATCAACCAAGAGGGAGGAATAGGTAATATATGTATAATAATAATACACATGAAGAATATATATAATATAAAAAAAAAAAAAAATTATACATACCCCTATATGTGATAGAAAGTGAAAATAGCTTTGACACTGTTAGCTTCAACATGCGTCGACCATGACACACTTTAGCAGACCATTAGCAAACATTAGATCAATGTGACATAGGCAGTTAAAAAGTGTCAAGTTTTGTCAAAATGTACAAAATATGACACAAATTGTCATTTGGTGTCATATAGTTGCTAACTTTTTCTTTTTATTTTATATATAATTAGATGTTAAGTGATCACAGTGTGCATCACTAGTTGCCATTTATATATATGAAAAACCACAAAATCTTGACAGTTCCTGACAAAATTGACAAAATGGTCAAAAAAAACCCTTTACGTCATAGTTTGTCAATGATAAGCTAATGGGAGCTAGCTTACTGCTATCTATGTGCTAATATATAACTAACGAGGTGCTAAAATGAACTTTGAAACAAATAAACCAAGAGAAATGTTCCTGATAAATGGAGAAGTAAAATTCAAAAGCAATGTATTTGCTCAGGACATAACGCAAAAGATGAAAGATGAATATCGTGAACTTATTAAAAAAAGAATAGAGTTTGATGGAGAAATAGAAAAGGAAGATGAACACTGCGACTTAGTAGTAAGAGATGATGAAGTCGTTGGGTGGCTTGAACTACACGATAAGAATACAGTAGTAGCACTGTTTGATTCAATAAAAAATGCAACTAAACCTATTACTGAAAAAGACAAAGATTATCTTCAGGATAAACTAGATGAACTGGGGGGAATTTGCAATTTGAGAGACCTTCAAAGAAAATGCGGCAAATGGAGAAAAAAAAGAATGCTTAAAATAATTGAGGAAACTGACGGAATTATCGTCGTTGGTAAAAATGTGAAATTTAGCTTTTTAGGAGAATAGGGTAGTGCACATACAAGCTATAATAAATGATCAAGAAACAAAAGAATGGATTAAAGAGTACAAAAAGAGAGAGGGAGTGAGCAACTATAAAATGATCATCAGTGCAATTGATGCATTGAAAAAAATAAATAACGATGGGGGTGCTGTATACTTAATAGATGGCGTAGTAAAAGAAAAAACAAATAAACGTGCTCTAGATGTTACTGATGAAATAAGAAAAAAATATAATATAAAAGAAATGTTCGAAAGAAAAGGATTGATAGCTGATAAACACCACGACCTCATGGCTAAAGGAAATGTCGCAAAATGGCTGCAAAAACATACTAATGACGAAATAATCGAAATATTCGATAGCATAAGAAATAAAAATGTCGATGCAATCAAAGAAGGTATGAAAGTAGCAGAAGTGGGTGAAATAATAGTAAGGTTGGCTATAAATATGGGGTGGGAAGTCGTTGGGGGAAGGTTAAGACTTGGTGAAGGTTAGGATTG